CCCCATCAATGAAGACAACTGCTGTAAATGGGGCTGTATCGATATAGACCAGTACCCCCTCGATCACAAATTGCTGGTGGACAAAGTCCGTCGCATGAAATTACCGCTCGTTATATGCCGGTCCAAATCTGGCGGAGCACACTGCTTCCTATTCACCACAGAGTGGATAGAAGCTAAAGATATGCAGAAGGCTCTAAAGTCGATGGCCGCGGCGCTGGGCTACGGTGAGAGCGAGATATTCCCGAAGCAGATCAAGCTACATCTGGACAGGGGAGACGTAGGCAATTTTCTGAACCTACCTTACTACAACCACGAAGAAGGCCTTAGGTACGCGTTCCTAGACGATGGCACCTCTGCCACACTGGACGAGTTCGTAGAGATTTACACGCGGTTTGTTCAGACTCCCGAAGAAGCACTCAAACTACAAATAGTTGGCGGAAAAGAAACAAAGTTGCTGCAGGATGGACCGCCGTGCTTACAGATCATTTGTAAGGATGGTATTAGCGAAGGTGGTCGGAATAACGGTTTGTTCAACATAGGTGTTTACCTTCGTAAAGCCTTCCCGGATAGCTGGAATTCAGAGATCCTAAAGTACAATATGGAGTACCTCGCACCACCACTTCCGCTTAACGAAGTGAACGTCGTGGCCAAGCAGATAGAGCGAAAAGAATACGCCTACAAGTGTAGCGATGCACCCATCAATGCCCACTGCAACAAAGACCTATGCAGGACACGTAAGTTCGGTATAGGTGCTGCAGTGTCGGGCGCCAGTGTTGCCAACTTACGTAAGTATAACTCTACGCCTCCCGTCTGGTTTATGGACGTTAATGGTGAACCACTAGAAATGGACACCGAAGCTCTGATGAATCAAATGACCTTCCAGAAGGCCTGCATGGAGCAGCTGAATCTCATGCCGAGGAGCATGGCAAAGCAGCAGTGGGAGAGCAGGATAAGTACGCTGTTGAGCGAGATGAAAGAAAACGAGAGCGCCATTATCGAGGTGGCAGTCGATGCCAGCACCAGTGGTCAGTTCTATGATTACCTCGAGGAATTCTGTCGCCATCTTCAGGTTGCACAGGACAAAGAAGAAATACTACTGCGCCGCCCTTGGACAGATGAAGAGAGGGGCATCACCTACTTCAGACTGAAAGACTTCGAGAACTTCTTGAAGAAGAATAAGTTCTTCGAGTACAAATCCCACCGCATTGCTCAACGCTTGCGTGACATCAACGGCGAAAGCATCGTCATGAAGATCAAAGGCCGCGCTGTTCGCGTATGGCAGATCCCCTCGTTCGACACAGCCGACATTGATATTGATACCCCTACCTTTGGTAGCGAACATAAGGCGCCGTTCTAATGGCGGCCACACGGTTATGGAAACGTAACGCGGAGATCGTCCACCTGATTGACGTCAAACACATGACCATGACGGCAGTGGCCAAATGGTTTGGCATATCGAAGCAGCGGGTTCAACAGATTTACAGTAGGGAGAAAGCAGATGTTTAGAATATTTGGACCACCCGGCACTGGCAAAACAACCACACTATTGAACATGGTCGACGATGCGCTGGAGAAGGGGATACACCCACACTCCATCGCCTTCCTCGCCTTTACCCGCAAAGCAGCAAACGAAGCACGGGACCGAGCAGCAGAACGCTTCAACCTAAACCCCAAGACAGACTTAATTCATTTCCGCACACTACACTCATTAGCCCTCACCATGACAGACATCCGCTCGGAGCAGGTCATGCAGGAGTCTCACTTCAGAGAACTGAGCCGCTCAATAGGTGTCAAGTTAGGCGGAAATAAAGCCTCAAGCTTCGATGATGACATCCCATCCATGGTGGCCAGTAACGACCCTATCCTTGGGCTGATCAACTTGGCAAGACTGAGAAAAGTCTCCCTGCGCGAGCAGTACAACGCCAGTGATGTTGAGCAGAACTGGAACACCGTTAACTACGTTTCCAAATGCCTGAGACAATATAAAGACAGCCTTAACCTGTACGACTTTACGGACATGTTGGCTGAGTTTGCTAAAGGCGCTTCCTACTACTGCCCTAAATTTGAGCTGTGCTTCCTAGACGAAGCCCAAGACTTGAGTCCGCTGCAGTGGGAGATCGCACACGCCATCGATGCCAAGTCCACCCGCATGTATTGTGCAGGCGACGACGACCAAGCCATCTACCGGTGGGCTGGTGCAGACGTTGATCAGTTCATCAACCTACCCGGTGGTTCTGAAACACTGTCACAATCCTACCGAATCCCCCAGTCAGTCCACCACCTTGCAGAGAGTGTCGTGCGCCGTATTGCACGTCGATACCCTAAGCGGTACGAGCCAAAAGACGAGCCCGGCAAGATTACACGCATCAGCACCATCGCGGCACTGGACATGTCCCAAGGCTCGTGGCTCATCCTGTCTCAAGCAGGTTACCATCTGCAACCTGTCGCACAGGAGCTGAAGTCCAGCGGTTACTTGTTCAACTATCGCGGCCATCGGAGCATTAGCGAAAAGCTATCCGACGGCGTCAACGGCTGGGAGCAACTGCGCCAAGGCAAGTCGGTGACCGGACAAACAGCACGACGGGTCTACAGTTTGATGTCCACCGGCACTCGCGTCACGCGGGGCTACAAGAAGCTTACTGGATTGGCAGACGATGACCTCGTCGACATGGCCATCCTAGTGGAGAAGTACGGACTAAAAGCCGACGCCAGCATGATCTGGTCCGAGGCGATGGACAAACTACCCGACATCGATAGAGCCTACATCACGGCCCTTTTACGACGGGGCGGAAAGTTTAATGGCATTCCCCGCATTACAGCGTCCACGATCCACGGATCAAAAGGCGGTGAGGCGGATAACGTCGTGTTGTTCACGGACCTGAGTCCAGCAGCAGATAACGAAATGCGCATCAATCCTGATGACATGCACCGAGTATTCTATGTTGGGGTGACCCGCACCAAACAAAATCTATTTATCGTCGACGCTGAAGACGCAACACGGAGTTATGACTTATGAGTAAACTGCTAATAGCCGATGGGTTTAATGAAGCCATCATGGGAATCGTACAACGCTGCGGTCAAGAGGATGTGATCTTATATGACGCCGACAAGGTGATCGAAGGTCTGATGAACGGTGATTACCTGTCCTATGAAGAGGCCGTTGAGTATTTTGAGTTCAATATTTTAGGATCATGGATGGGCGATGCTACTCCGGCCTTCTTTTCAAAAGCCAGCTTCGATGAGCTGCAAGAAGTCATGGGCGACGACTTAGAGGATTTGTTATGAGTTTACAAATGGCGATGTTTGCAAGCAAGAGTGAGTGGATGCCCCCTCTTGAGCTTCCCGATATTACGGGGTCCGCTAGGATTGCAATTGACGTGGAGACCCGTGATCCAAACCTTAAAAAGAATGGACCCGGCTGGCCAACAGGTGACGGCGAAGTCGTGGGCTATGCCATCGCGGTAGACGGCTGGTCAACTTATATTCCTATACGACATTTTGGGGGTGGTAACCTCGACGAGAAGATCGTCAACCGCTGGCTCAAGAAAGTATTCGAGTGTCCTGCAGACAAAATTATGCACAACGCACAATACGACTTGGGCTGGATTAAACAAATGGGCTTCACGGTCAAGGGACGTATCATCGATACCATGATCATCGCCTCGTTACTGGATGAAAACCGGTTCAGCTACAGCTTGAATGCCTTAGCCTACGATTTACTGAACAAGACGAAGTCCGAGAAAGGATTAAACGCTGCCGCCCAAGAGTTCGGTGTCGATCCCAAAGCTGAAATGTGGAAGATGCCCGCTATGTATGTCGGTCCATACGCTGAAGCAGACGCGGAGCTGACCCTTGAACTCTGGAACTACTTTTCCATAAAGCTTACACAAGAGGACTTGTGGGGCGTCGCTAATCTCGAGCTGGATCTGCTCCCATGTCTCGTGGACATGACCATGCGCGGCGTCCGCGTCGACGTCAACCGAGTGGAGCGAACTAGGGATAGCCTTCTTAAACGGGAAGGGGAGGTCATGAAGGAGCTGAAGCGCGTCGCGGGCGCGGGCGTGGAAATCTGGGCTGCGCAATCGCTCGCAAAGTCCTTCGATAAGCTCGGAATCGAGTACCCAAAGACTCAGAAGGGCGCACCGAGTTTCACTAAGCTCTTCCTCCAAGAACATAATCACCCTGTCGCTAAGCTCATCGTCGAGGCGCGGAATCTGAACAAGACATCCGGAACCTTCATCAACTCCATCATGAAGCACTGTCACGCTGATGGCAGAATACATTCCCATATAAATCAACTCCGGTCTGATGATGGTGGTACAGTTTCAGGGCGCATATCCATGCGTAACCCTAATCTGCAACAAATTCCGGCCCGCGATCCAATCTTCGGGCCAATGATACGCTCGTTGTTCCTCCCTGAAGAAGGTGAGCAGTGGGCGGCTATTGACTTCTCGCAACAGGAACCGCGCATCTTGGTCCATTATGCGCATGTATACGGTAAAACGCGAGGAATACCCTTAGAGGGCGCCGCTGAATTTGTGAAGGCCTACAATGAGAAACCCGAAACCGACTTCCATAGCATGGTGGCCGAGATGGCGAGCCTGCCGAGGAAGCAGGCGAAGACCATCAACTTAGGTTTGATCTACGGTATGGGTGTGAACAAGATGTCAGAAGAGCTGGATATCTCCGTCGACGAGGCGAAGGTTCTGGTAAAGCAGTACCATGCCCGCGTGCCGTTTGTTAAAGGCTTGATGAGTGGTGTCATGAACCGGCTCAATGACCGGACTTCCGGGGGTGCGCTGCGCTCATTGGAGGGCCGCAAGTGTCGTTTCGATTCGTGGGAGCCCGATACGTTTGCAATGAACAAGGCCCTGCCCTTTAAGGAGGCTGTGGCTGCTTATGGGCCGACCACAAGGCTCAAGCGGGCTTTCACATACAAGGCCTTAAACAGGCTTATACAGGCGTCTGCTGCGGACATGACAAAGAAGGCCATGGTCCAGCTGTACCAAATGGGTAAGCTTCCAATGCTGCAGATTCATGATGAATTAGCCATGTCTGTAAAAACGCTGGAAGAAGCCCAAGAAATTGCCAAGGTGATGGAAAATGCAGTGCCATTAGAAGTCCCTAATGTGTGCGATATTGAAATGGGACCGTCATGGGGCGAAGCGAAATGAAAACCCTGCAGCAACACAATGAACAGAAACTGCGCGAGCACGGGGAGACCTTGGAACCACACCTCAACGGCATCGCTTGCCCTAAGTGTTCGGCCGAGTTGATGGACACAAACCCCTACATTGCGCTGGCGTCCATGCCCCTCCAGTACAATATTCACTGTCCAAAATGCACGTACAGCGGCTACCGGTACTAAGCCCCGCTACGCTTGCTTTCTTGCATATGTTCCTATAATATCTTAGACAATTGGAGAGGTAAAAATGGACACAACACGTTGGAAGAGCATTCTTGTACCCCGAGAGGTGTACGAAGAGATAAAAGAGCTGTCAAAAGCTGAGGGACGCACCATCGGTGGGCAATTACGCCTCGTTTTTGATTGGTACAGAGAATCGCAGCGCCCCGACGGGTCTAAGGTCGGTAAAAAAGCGCGTGGGGCACAAAAGAACCGTGCTTAATGTATGGGATTAAGTGTTGCTTATCCCATACCCCCGTGTATAATGAAATAGAACGTTTAACAATGTTCTCCGTAGTTAGTAAAACCACTCCCCCCTATTCCAAATCGAATGCCCTCGAGGGGGGGATTTTTTCATCTGGAGAAAATCATGGATAAAGTATTCGTCAATGGCCTCATGGCCAAGAAACCACGGGATCAAGCGCCCGACTGGGTCAAATGCAACATCAGCATCAAGCGCGAAGAACTCATTGCATGGCTTAGTGCAGAAACCAAAGACTGGATCAACGTCCAAGTCTGCGAAAGCAAAGGCGGCAAGTGGTACGCGGAAGTCGATACGTGGGAACCTACTCCACGGACTAACTCGGCACCGACTCAAGCTGCACCAGCATTGACCGCTGTTCCACCCGCACGTGGCTCGGGCCCCGGTCCAAGTACAGAACTAGGGGAGTTTGAAGATGACATCCCTTTCTAACGTGTATAAACCAACCGAGTGGAGTATCGCAGTGTCGACAGTGAACGACGCCATCAACGAAACCCTCAACCGCATCGAAAAAGATGATACCCTAGAGCCAGACGACAAACGGAAAAGGCTATATGATGTTGAAAAAGCATGGCAGCGCATCCTCCGAGGCTGAAGAAAAAGCGCATGATGACTTCTTCGCCGCCGCTACCGCTATGGTAGAAATGCTCGAGGAATTCCAAAAGCGCGAACTTAACGCAGGGGCCGCCATCGGCGGTGCCCTCACACAAATCCTCACTCACCTTATTGACGTGTCACCCGATGCGTCCTCCGCAATGGGACTCCTGTCCTCTTGCCTGACCAACGCCGCATTCCAATACGAAACACTTCACCCCGTATTACCTACCGAGAACGACACCACGCATTAAGGGGTTGTGTCCGTGGTATGTTGTGTACTACAATACGATAGGGCTGGAAGATCGCGACCCTCCGACCAAGCGGACCTTGGAAAGCAGGAGAAGAAGTATGAGTCACATACAAGGCATGAGGGGTAACAGTTACCTCGAAGTGAACAACTATGAACCAAAGGACGAATTTGAAGAAGCGTTCCGCGGCTATTATCTAACCCGATCCATCCACGTTGCCGAAGCCACAGGTTTCCATGGCGACGACACGACCGTCATCTCTTGGCGCCTATCCCGATCAAAAGAAGCCGGTGGTTTGCCCGAAGAGAGCGAATCCATTATCCACCTGATCGACCATCTTGACGACTACGTTTCCACCAAACCGTTTGGCTGCGACTGTGAACACGATTGCTGTGGTCACCAATTCAGCGACGGCGCACGTGTCGATATCAAAAACGAAACCCTTGCGTATGTCTGCATGGGCATCAATCAAAACTTTTAAGGAGAAGGGAATGCAAACTGAACTATTTACCAACGTTAGCCGCACCAACGTCGATGTCATCCAATGCTCAGACGGACGCACACTCATGCGCTTTGTCGAGCAACTTACGTGGGACATCACGTGGTACGAAAACAAAGGCGAAAACTGCTCGTGGGAACGCATGGATCTGGAAAACGAAGAGTACCAAATGCTCAACCGCGATCTGATGGAAGCGTTAGGCCAAAATGTAGGGGAGGACGCAGCATGAACGACTTAACGCAGGGACTTATCGTTTTATGGATCATCGCGGCATGGTTTACCCATGTCATCTATTGCTTTGTAGCCGGAGCATGGGGCTTCCTTATTGCAGGCGCGATCGTCTTTCCAATTGCATGGGCCCACGGCACGTGGCTCTGGTTCCAATAACCTTTTCGGAGAATAACAATGAGCGCAAAAGATAAACCGGTGTCAAAACCAATGTCCAAACAGTTCGAGGACAACTACGACCGTATCTTCCGTAAAAAAGAAGTGCCCTTGGGCGAAGACACTAGGCCGAAAGACCGTGTGAAACTCGGAATAAGCGGCCACTGTGTCATAGAAGACGTTAACGCGGAGGACTTGTAATGACCGACGAACAAATCGCCGAAGTATTCGACCGCAATCCAAACCTGCTGATGGGCGAAATGATGGCTATTACGGGCAAAACGCCAAAAGAGATAAAGGATATCTTACTCGCCCCAAGAAAAACGGAACCCGAAGTCCTGTCCGCATCGGACATCTTCCACCACTACGCCCCTAGCTTCAACTTTGAGCTGGACCAAGAGGCACTCGTGGCCGAAGCACTCAAGCGCGGATTCGTTACCATGGTCGGCATCGACCAATACCTCGTCA